ATGGCTACTATAAAAGTTCTCTGTTATCATTACAAGATCTTAAGTGATGGAACATCTCCGATTATGTTGAGAATATCAAAAGGCCAGGGTAAAAGCAAATACTTTTCACTTGGAATATCCTCGAAAGTAAAGCAGTTTGATAATGAGAATGGATACTTTATCCGGGATAAACGCCTAAATCCTTCTTTTTACGCAGATGATGAAACAGGGAAAAAAGTGGAAATAGATGGATACTTAGTTAAGAATGATTTTATAGACAGAAAGAAAATCAGGGTAAAAAATATCATTGATGAATTTGACCGAAATAATGTAGACTGGACCTTTAAAATGTTTGAAGATAAATTTATCAATGAAACACAAAAGATTCTTGTTGTTGATTATTTAAAAAAACACATTGAAAAGTTGAAGGAGCAAAAGAAATATGGTAATGCTGCAGCATATTCCTGTCTTTCTGAAATTTTGGTCTGCTTTGAAAATGAGTCAAAGTCAAAGGTCAGTAAATTATATTTCCATGATTTTAGTTATGAGATTGTAAATAAATTCTATTTATACCTGACTAACGAAAGAGGGGTTGCGGGCAACACTGCAAGCTATTATCTTAGAACGTTACGTTCAACCATGAATAATGCCATAAAAGACGGCTGTGGCAGCAAAGAAGCGTATTGTTTCAGTAATCAATATACCGATACGAAGAAAGTTTTTCATATTGGTAAACTGAAAGAGGTCACCCAAAAAAGATTTATTCCAACCGATTACCTCGTTCAACTCAAAAATACGGTTTTGGAACGTGAGCCACTTGAATATTGCCGCCATTTGTTTCTCCTTTCATTTTATATGTATGGGTGTTCTTATGTGGATATGGCTATGTTAAAAACCACAGATATAGGATCTGCCATAACCAAAGATGGCCGGATGGTCGAACTGATAAGATATAAACGAAGGAAGACGCATAAAGATTACACGATACAAGTAAGACAGGAAATTAAGGAACAACTAGACTGGTTCAGCAAATATCCTACTGTTGGGGATTACCTTTTACCGTGTGTTACAAGGGACCTTAATGATGAGGCTTTACAGAATCACGTTATTAATAGACGAAACGAATATTCAAAACATCTTAAGAGCATCGCCAAGGAGCTTAAATTCCCAGAAGCACTTCAGCATCTTAGTACTTACTATTCCCGACATTCCTACGCAATGGCAATGCAGTCAAGTGGTAAGAGTATGGAGACAATTCAGCAGGCATTGGGGCATGAAGATTTGGCTACAACAAAGGTTTATCTGGAATCTTTTGATAATGATTTTCTGGCTGATGAAAGTGATGGACTTATCTGAAAATCTTAATGTTTATGAATTATTGAAATAATTACACAAAAACTAATAAGTTGACAATAAATACATTAGGCAAAATAAAGAAAGAAATGTATAGAAAACTTATATAAAAAAGTAGCATTCAGTAAAATGTAGCATATCTTTGTAATCTAATCAACGCTTCCATAAGCTCAACCGCAGAAATGCGGCTGGGCTTTTTTTGTTTTATGGCGAGCTCTATAACAATTTAAAATATACAAGATGGTTAAAACAGCTAAAAAAGGAACGAAAGAGTTAATAAAAGACTCCGTAAATCCAGAAAATCAAACACTATCCACTAAAATGGACGCCAAGAAAAGGCTCTCACTTTCTGAGGGAGTAAGCTATTTAAACGAGCTAGGGTTTAAGATCAGTAAATCAAAGGTTTATGATTTAACAATGCGAAAACAGATTCCCTTTTATCGTTTTGGCTGTAAAACAATTTTATTCAAAAAAGACGAGTTGGAATCTTGGGCAGAATCTCAATGTACTTCATCCAATTCAGTTGAATTATAAATTAATTGGAGGGTTTAAGATGGAACAACAAAAAATTAATTACGATACCCCAATTGCTTGTTTGACTTTTGGTCAATTCATTGAAGCCTTTAATAAATCAAAGGAAGATTCAATTTCACCCCGTAAAGAACTGCCAAAGTTTCTTACTGTCCCTCAATTGGCTGAATTAACTGGCTATTCAAAGACCACTATAAACATAAAGAACTGCAAAAAGGAAATACCAGGATCTAAGAAATTAGCCGGACGAGTTCTTTTTGATACTGATACAATTCTTGGATGGATTGAATCAGGAGCGGTAAAGACTAAATCAGAACGCCTTCAATCACTTGAAGATAATTTTAAAGAAAGGAGGACCGCAAAATGATTAACTACGAAAATACAATTTTACCCGGTGGAGAGTCTAGCACTAAAAGATCCGTTTATCTAGCGCTTAAAAATGGTGACATTCTTACTACACTTGGTGCTCTAAAACGTTTCAATACAATTGATCTCCAAAGATATATTTGCGACCTAAGGAAAGAAGGCATGCCAATTACAGACACCTGGGTGACATCCGAAAACGGTAAAAAACATTTCAAACAGTATTTTTTAGGAAAGTAATCTAACTATTTAAGAACTGGCAAAATGGCAACGGGTGGAGACTGGATAAGTTTAAATAGATCAATAAAAGGTCACTGGATATGGGATGATCCGTTAAAATTTAGATGCTGGGTTGATATACTAATGACTGTAAATCACAAATTCGCAAAAATAAATATTGGTATGCAGTTGATGGATTGTAAAAGAGGTCAATCCGTTATGAGTCTTACTAATTGGGCCCAGAGGTGGGGCGTATCCAAAGATTGGGCCAGAAACTTCCTAAACCTATTGGAGAAAGATGGAATGATTCTACACGAGAATATGATAAAAACTACACGGATAACTGTCTGTAATTATGATGTATACCAGAACAATTTACACGATGAGCCAACGCTAAGCAATCGCAACGAAAACGCTGAGCCAACGCAAAGTCACACAAACAATAAGGTTAATAAAGAAAATAATGTAAATAAAGTAGAGAGTAAGCGGTTTACACCGCCCTCTGTCCTGGACGTTTCATTATATGTTTCTGAAAAAGGTTTTCATTTTGATCCCCAACAATTTGTCGATCATTATATTTCCGTTGGTTGGATTGTTGGAAAAACAAAAATGAAAGACTGGCAAGCTACAGCTAGAAATTGGGAAAGCAGAGAGAAGCCCAAAACAACTTATAAGCATCCGGCGCAAGCCCTTTTATCAGATTGTGAAATTAAAGAACAAGCTAAAAGATTCTAAATATGAGCGAAATTTCAGAAATCTTCGAAGAAATGAAGTTGCACCAATTAAAGGTGCCTACAAATAAAGTTATGATTCAAATACCAGGTGCAAAAGTTATTTTGCATGATGTTTTGGAATATGCATTGAGTCTTGAAGGTAAACGCTTGGTTTGGTTACCACAATACGATCATGTAGCGGAGTGGTTAGAAAACAATGAAGGTCGGGGCTTGCTTCTATATGGTGCATGTGGACTTGGGAAGACTTTTATAACTCGTTATGTAATCACTGCTATTTTGCTTAAATACGCTCGAAAGGTTGTTCACTCTTTTGATTTGGCCGAGGTTAACAAGGAGCCTGAAAAAGCTTTACAGAAGCACATTATTGCTCTGGATGATATCGGAACCGAGGAGATCTCTGTAAAGTTTGGAGAAAAGCGCTCCATGGTTCCTGAAATTCTTGATGCAACTGAGAAATATGGAAAGCTTCTTCTTATGACCTCGAACCTTGGGGCGGAAGATTTAATCTTGAAGTATGGTAATCGTACTTTCGACAGAATGTTGGCAGTCACAAAGCGAATAGAATTTAGCGGTAGGTCCTTTAGAGGGTAAATTATTTAAATTAAAGTGTAATGAAGGATCCAATAACTAATAACAAAAATTCAGGCAAATCTGAAATTTCCGAATTGCCGACACTAGATGTTTGTAAAGCTAAATCCGGAGACAAACGTATTGGGAATCAGTTTTGGAAGCTTAGGTCTAAACATGGGCGAGATAAATTATTTTCCTCACCAGAAATATTATGGGCAGCTGCCTGTAAGTATTTTGAGTGGTGCGAGAATAATCCACTCAAAGAGCAGAAGGCATTTGGGAATGGGTATACAACAGAGGTGAGTCTTATGAGAGCCATGACAATGGGCCAACTATGCTTTTATCTTCACTGTAATGGAGCGTATATAAGACAATTTAAAGCATCACTGCCAGATGGTGAAAAAGATTTTTCGACAGTCTTAAATGACATCGAAGAAGTTGTCTATTCTCAGAAATTTCAGGGTGCAGCTGCAGGGTTATTAAATGCCAACATTATAGCCCGGGATCTTGGGCTGATCAATAAATCTGAGCTAACGGGGAAGGATGGAAAAGACTTTACAATTGAGGTAAATATTGTTGAATAAATGTCCTAACTATTGAAGTATAGCGTAATGAAAAGATATGGATTTAAATAAAAACGTTTAATTAAAATACAAAAAAGATGGAAGAAGCTAGAAAAATAACAGCCAAGGAAGAAAGGTTTAGCCTTGAATACCTCATTGACTTTAACGCCACTCAGGCAGCTATTAGGGCGGGATACTCTGAAAAAACTGCGAGAGCAATTGGAAGTGAAAACCTTACAAAACCTTACATTCAAAATTTTATAAAGGAGATGCAGGATAATACCGCTAAGGCTGCCGGTATATCAGTTTTAAGAATAGTGAAAGAGCACGCAAAGATCGCTTTCTCCGATGCTGGGCAATTTCGAACCGGTTGGCTTCAGCTGAAAGATTTTGAGACCCTCACACCAGATCAAAAAGCATGCATCCAAGAAGTTTCAACAAAGGTCTTAAAGAAGAATATCGGAACCAATGATGAACCGGAGATAGTAGATATTGAGTTTGTTAAGATTAAACTTTACGACAAACAAAAATCACTTGACAGTCTTTCCAAGATTTTAGGATTTGACGCACCGGTTAAAGCATCTTTGGTTGACAATGAAGGCAAAGACATTATATCTCAGATCATAAAATGGGGGAATAATGAAGTCAAAGTGTAACCGATAGCACTATTAAATCAAGAAAATATATAAAGTTGAAAAAGAGTATTTAGACTGAAGATGAACTAACTAAAGAAAACTAATATGTCACAATTAATAGATAGCGTAATAGACGAAAAAGCCATAAAAAAGCAATTAGATGGGCTTAATTCTGACTTAAAAACCACAAGTGCAAATCTAGCGGGATGTGCCGTGTCTGCAAAGAATTTTAGTGATCAGTTTGCAAATGCTAAAGGTATGAATGAAATCCTTTTAGTTTTGGATAAGTATAATAAAACGGTTGCTCAGTCCCAGAAAGCACAAAATGATTTAGTTACCATTGAAAGCAAACGCGCTGACGTAGAGATCAAACTACAAAAAGCAGAGATTTTAGCAGCAGCCGCCGCTGAAAAAAAGGCCGCCTCTGATACGATAACCGCTAAAGCTGCCGAGAATTCCGCGCAGGCCTCTGAGAAAAAAGCTCAATCGGACGCCAAAGCTGCCGCCGCTGCTGAAAAAGTAGCAGCGGCCAATAAGGTATTGAGTGATGCTGAAAAATCCCTTACATCCATTCTAACTAAAGCAGGTTTAGAAGTAGATAAACTCAACGTGTCGAAAAACGAAGCAAAGAAAATAGCTACATTAACTCAAACAGCTAATAACGCCGAGAAAGGAAGCTATCAACAACTATCCGCACAATACAATCTTACATGGGTAGCTTACAAAAAACTATCCGATACTCAAAGGGACGGATCCGCGGGAAAAGCGATGGAAAAATCCCTGAATGATATGTCCACCAAAATGAAAGAGGTAAATGGCGGTATAGGCAACTTTGGGATGAATGTTGGTAACTATAAGAACTCCATTTTAAATGCTCTAAGCGCAAATAATAGCTTTATAGGTAATCTGGCCGCCACCGCCATGGGTGCTAAAGATGCTGGAACATCTTTAGCTACTGTAGGGGTACAAGGGGTTAAATCATTTGGAACGGCTCTGTATAGTCTTTTAGCTAATCCCGTAGTGGCTATTCTTGCCGCTATTGCTGTTACGATAATGCTGGTAAAAGCCGCCATTGATTCTAATGGAGAAGCTACCAATAAACTTAATGAGGTGATGGCCCCCTTTAAGGCCATTCTATCGTTAGTGATGAATATATTTTCTCAGTTAGTTACTATTATTCTTTCCGGAGTGCTCGCGGTTGAGAAATTCTACATGGCTATCCTTTCTTTAATCCCTGGACTTGATAAGATTGCCGAAGCAGGGAAAAAAGCCATAGCCCTTGAAAAAGAGAAACAGAAATTAGCCGCCGATATGAGGGCTGATACTTTAAAAGATGCCAAAGAAGAGCTTGTAATCATGGAGAATAGAAATAAGTCCCGCCAAAAAGATAAATACTCCATTCAAGATAGATTAAAATTCTTAAAAGAAGCCGATAATATGGAATTGGCTTTGGCTAAAGATCATCAAGAACTCTCCACACGAAACTTCGAACTCAGGAAAAAACAAATGGAGAACGAAGGAAAAACCTATAAGATGCTCACAAAAGACGAAAAAGACGCCTATGTAGCAATGGAAGCAGACATATACAAGGCCCAAACGGAGTACTATCAAAAAACCATGAGGTTAAAAAGCCAACAGTCTACTTTAATTTTGGAAAATGCCGCAGATGAAAAAGCCGCCGCCGATGAAGCGAATAGAAAAACCAAAGAAGCTTTAGACAAGAAGCTCGCTATCATCGCCAAGAATAAAAAATCCGAAAATGATTTAAATAATATAAGTTATAAAGATACTATAGACATTTTAAAGGCCACAACGGACAATGAAAAGAAAAGTTATACAGAGAGGATGAATGCTATTATCCTGACCGAAGATCTTAAAAAATCCCTTCTTAAGGATAACGCCATTTTTGAGATAAGCTCCCAAAAGCTCACAGGAAAACAAAAACAGGTGGTAGAAAAACAACTCGCCCAAGATTTGAGAACCGTTAAACTTGAGTCAGATCAGAGCATGGATGCGCTTGATAAAAAGCAATTAGAGACCTCTTTTAAAAATCTCACAAAAGGACTCGATAAACAAAAAGAAGCAATAGTAAGTGATCAGGCCAAGGATCTTATTCTCCTTTCCAAAAAATACGCAGACAGCCAGAAGTTGGGCGTAGCGAATAAAATGGCCGAAGAACAGTATGAGAAGGAAAAATATTCCATTGCTCAAAAATATAGAGAGAAGGATTTTAACGAAGTCTTAGACACTCTAAATGCTGAACTTAAACTATTTAATATAACCCCTGAAAAAAAGGAGGAGATTGAAAAGGCTATTGCTGACACGAAGAGTAAATACGCCATCGAGTCAACAAACATCGTCATCAAATCAAACGAGGATATAGTTGCCAGCGACGAAAAAGCAGCCGAGAAAAGAAAACAAACGGAAGAGAAGTTGGTAGGTCTTAAAAAGAAACTCCAAGAACAGCTATTTAAAACCGTTGAATCTTTAGCTCAGGCTAGTTTTCAAAGGGAGTTAAATAGAATTGAGAAACTTAAAACAGCCAACACTAAAGCTTCCGAAAAAACCACGGCGGATATCGCCAGTAAATTAGCTTCTGGGCTACTTTCTCAGACCGAGGCCGACGCTCAAACAAAATCAATAGAAGATCAAAAATCAGCAAGAGAAGACGCTCTAACGGAAAAGTCGAATGCAATAAAAAGGAAACAAGATAAAGCCGATCGTGTTGCGTCGTTATTTGGAATAGCACTTAATACAGCGGAGGCAATAATGAAAGCTCTTGCAGATTTAGGGCCCGTAGCCGGCCCGATCGCCGCGGGGATTATAGGTACCACCGGAGCTCTTGAAGCTGCCGCCGTGATGGCTGCCCCACTACCTGTTTACGCAAAAGGAACCGAAGATCACCCGGGCGGGCCAGCTTTATGGGGTGATGCAGGTAAAAATGAAATGGGCATAACCCCCGATGGCCGTATAATTAAATCACCATCCGTTCCAACTATCGTAAATCTACCTAAACACACCAAAGTACTTCCAGATTTCGACAAAGCAATACAATCCATGGCGTTTAACGCCTCGGTAGAGTATATGAATGGCAATACACCAAACATCGAAATAAACGCCTACAATGATTCCTTAATGAGGAATATAATGACTGAAATGATCACACAGGGAGCTAACCAATTAAACAAACTCAATAAACTGGATAACCTTAAAAAGTTGGACAGAATGAACGAAAAATTAGATACACTTGGTAGTATAGATAGATCATTGCGGTCAATGAAAAAAAGCCCGTGGGTTAAATAATGGAAACAGTAGATAAAAGAAGGTTTTTATTTTTCTGGCAATTTATTTGTTGCACCGATATTAGCAAGGATGGTAAAGACTCTATTCCGCAAATTATCAAATGGGGCTATAATGAAGTCAAAAATAAAGACTTATACGGAAATTGTGGACAAGGAAAGACGCTTCTATGTCTGTATGCCATACCAGCTATTGTCGATTAAATAAATACACCAATAAATTAACAACTTAATACAACAAAAAAATGCAAACAAAAAAACTCACTACTCAGATTTCAAACTTCGCTAGCACGTACGATTTATTAACAGAATGCTTTGGGGCGAACCTGCCAGCCGAACAACTGGCCGTCTTTTCAGGCTTGCCATTGGAGGCCGTTAAGGCGTTGGTACTGTGCAAACAAATTGAGCAATCAATCGACCAACTGAACGCGCTTTTGATCAAATACCCGATGTCTGCTTTAGGTTTCTCAGGATCCGGACGCGCGCACCTCATCAATGTTTGTGATGATGATACTATGTCCATCACGTTTGAAAATTTTAATGTTTTTGAGTCTGAATAAATTACCAAATGCGCAAACCACATTAACCCTTTTTAGAATAAGAACAAGGTATAGGATAGCAAGATGGAAGAAACAATCATAACCAGCCCAGAGAATAGAATTCAGGATGCTCGAAATGCAATATTAAAAAAAGAGCTAACCATTACATGGGAAACTGATCCAAAAAAAATGGACTTTTCAAAATTAAGATGGTTCCCTGATCATGTGTTGCCTGGTACTTATATAATTGAATATTTACCAGTCAACTCTTTAAATAAAACATATCCTGATTTAGTAGGCGAAATGGGCACTCCAATGTTAGACCTGATAGATTTTGTAAAGACAGGAGCTAAAATTATACCCCCAGCTTTTATTAAAATTCCTGAAATCGTTTTAGATAGGCGTGTAGTGAACAATAAAATAATTGTTACTACTACAAAAACAGGATTGCAAACACATGATGGCTGTCATAGGTTGAGTTTGGCAAAATCAATCGGCTTGTCAGTTATTCCAGTTATAATTTTTGATTATAACGAAAGATATAAATTTATAATAAATAGATGGGTTGCCGTAGAAGGCTATAACGTTTCAGAAGTTTAAACTATGAACTCTAACGAATATAAATAATTATGAGATTATTAACAACAACAGGCATTATCATTTTTGAAAACGACAAGCCGACATTAAAAGAAACCATATCCGATGCTGTACAATCAGGCATAAAAAATATGGATAACATTAATCTATCGAATCAGACACTAATTGGCATAGACTTATCCGGACTGTCTTTAAATGGGGCTTTTTTCAAGGGGGCAGACGTTAGAGATAGCAATTTTCAAGGTTGTTTTTTTGAATGGGCATATTTTACATTTGCCTCTTTTGATAAGTGTAATTTTTCAAAGTCTGAGCTTATAGATCCCTATCTTGCAAATGCAAGTTTTATAGATTGCAGTTTTAGGGATTCGAAGATCAAGGGGCAAACCCCTGCTAGGTATGAAGCGTCTATATTTTCTGGCTCTGATATGACCGGCATTCAAATGTATAAAATAATCTTTGCTAAATCTGATTTTAGAAACGTGTTAATGCAGCAAAGCGTACTGCATCATGTTAATTTTGAAGATTGTTGCCTTTCTGATATGTCACTTCAAAAAAGCGTATTATACTCAGTCCGTGCGGGTGATAGGAATTTAGGGAATATAATTACCACAGGTATAGTCTTGGCAAATGAGGATTGCGAAATTAAGGGGTTTGCTGGCTACTCTGACTTAGAATTTTTACAAGAGACTTTCAAGATCGATCCAGAAAATAAAATTACAGTATACCGGCATAATTACGGTAAGGCATCACCATATATTCATGGTCATTTATGGAACTATGATAGTAAAGCAGTTTCGACAAAAAGCGGTTATGGGATATATGGTTATACGCCAGAGATGAGTGGTTGCATAATAATATCAATTGGGAAACTAAAGTCAAATTTTACAAATAAGAGAGCACATACTGTTGACATCTTAAATGATAGCCAAGTTATCATTGAATTAGAAGTCGACAAGCATAAAGTTTTATATAAAAACGATCACGAAATAGCTTTTTCAGAGTGTAACATTGTAGGAATAATTTCGCCTGAATATTTTATTTCAAAAAATTATCAGCAATGTTCAGAATTATTGGATTTATATAATAAAGCAATGGAAAGTCCAGATTTATACGAAAGCCAATATTTAGAAGAGTACAACAAACAATTCAACTATTACTCAAACTTAGCGGAAAAAATTACCACTTCGGATTTACAAATACGGCAGTCGCAACTTGAAATAATAAAGAACTATGCTATTAATCATGCAATACCAAGCGATGTACATGGTTTATCGCATTGGAGAAATGTTGAGAGAAATGCCATTCTTTTAGCCGAAAAGACAGGCGTTGACACGCATCCATTAAGAGTTTTTGCCTATATACATGATATGTGCAGGGAAAATGATGGAGGTGATCCAGAACATGGACTTCGTGCCAGCAAGGTGCTTAAGAAGTATATGGGAACCTTCTTGAATGGAATGGATGATATAATAAATTATAAGCTTTGCTTTGCGTGTGAAAATCATACTAGAATATTAAGAACAGGAGATCTATTAATTGATTCCTGTTTTGATGCAGACAGGCTTGATTTATTACGTATAGGGATTAAACCAGATCCAGATAAGATGGCTACTGAGTATGGAGCCTATCTTGCTGCAAATCCGGATATATTCGAGGCTGAAATTAGAACTATGTGTGTCTGACTTATTCAGCTTCAGGGGTCGGAATAAACCCCTGAAACTTATCTTCTGGCGTCAAGGATGGGGTGGATTGAAACCACTCCATCTTCAAGGAGCCGATTTTCTATTTATTGAAATATTCGTTCTCAATATAATCATCGGTAAATCCTGCTATATATGCCTTTAAGTTCTGTTTTGCTTGATTCAAAGATGAACAACTCTTACTATCTGCATAGTAATACCCGACTTGAGCAGTTGGCTTGTAAACATGGCTTATTTTAAAGAAAAAAAGTTTACCATCTGCGTAGAAGCGGCTTTCAATAGTCAATGGCCCATTAGGCAACTTGATCGTTTTAAACGAAGTTGATAGGAGTTCTTTCATTTTAATACGAATTATACAGTTATTGAATCCTGTTCTATAAATCCATAGAGCTGTTTTAGGGCTTCGGGGCTGTTTATGGTATAAGGTTTCCCTTTATGCATTATCAAGCCGTATAAATCACCTGACATCGATCCAGAAGCCGCAAACAGTCAGAGGCTCTATTCCTTTACGCTAATGCTTAAACTTTTTCCACAGTAAGGACAAATGATTTCAGATTCTCTTTTATGTTGCTCGAACAGGTCAATAACCTCGCACCCTAAGGCTAACGCAATTCTTTCTAACACTTTTACAGATGGATTGCCATTAATATGCTGACTTAACCCAACGCGGCTAATATTCATCTTTTCTGCAAGAGATTCAATAGTAAATCCCCCTTCCTTTATGACTTCTTTAATGCGTAAACTCATTGTTTATCATTTTTATTGGCACAAATATACATTATAGGTCACATGTAAACTGATAGGTATTCATAAATAATGTTAATACATACATATAAGTCTTATATTCGCTTGCCTATGTAAAGTGATAACTTTACATTTGAGCAAAGAAAGTTCAATAATAAAACTCACGTCAACGAAGTACCTAAAACTAAAATCATGGGAAAGGAAGTATATAATACCATTTTTGCAGCCATCGATAAAAACTATGAACTTGCAGTATCCAGTTTGGCGGCTGCTAAGGAGCAGGCAAAATTGGTAAATGAACTGTGCGGTTTAATGCAAGAGGATTACCCTAACAACGCATTATCAAAAAATAGGACAGGAGAGGCCTCGAAAATTATACATATAAACTTCAAAGAATCAATAGCTAACAAGCCAAATAAACGAATAGCACAGGGGCGAATAATCAAAATGACATTTAATTAATACAATTGTGGAAACAAACAACGTAATTTTAGCAGCCGTTAAGGAAAATGAAGAAAAGACCGGTATACTGGTAGATCTATTAAGCAGAATAACGCAAGTTAGAAATATCTATTGTGAATTTATGGATAAAATCACCGCCAAGGATGATCAAGATAAATCAACTGCAGAATGTATGGTCAGAGACGCTTTAGAAGAATTTGAACCAGGACTGGATAATCTGGCATATAAAATTGATGAGGCAATAGGTAGCGCAATTCAAGTTGGAGTAATGGATGTTACTTACCTTAAGCCTAATAACGTGTAATCATGGATAAGGACAGAATCACTTTAACGAGGGCACATCTGGACGAGCTTCTTAATGATGCCGGATGTTATGCCGCAGAATTGGCCTTAGAGCTTGCAAGACAGCTTCGCAATGAAACACCCAACACTAACACGGATAAACTTCTTTGCCGTAGCGTAGGGGGCATTATTTCAAACCGCTTGATGAATAAGAGCAACTAATATGGAAACAGTAACACTAACCGCAGAACAGTTAAAAAAGCTTATGACTGAAGCCGGGGCAAAAGCTTTGGAACTCGACTTTAAGATACAACAGAGAATAGTCTCAAATCCAGATCAAAAAGTTGAATGTCTCATCCATGATGCTATAACCGAAGTGGTGGGGAGTCATATGGCCGATAAGGTTTTTGCAAATTTAAAAGTGCAATCAAAGCAGTTTAATTAAACGAAAATGCAATGACAGTTTTGAGGATGAGGCCAAATGGAAGAACCTGATAAAACCTGAAATTGAAAGCGGCTTAAATAGTCGCTTTTTCTATATACTTTGAAATGAAATAGAAGCGAGCAACAGCCTTCTAAGCTGTAGGTCTTTTCTGTCTATCAGTTTGAGTATCTATATTATGGCATAACTCGCTTTTTGCATTGAATAATATTTGTAAAACAATCCTGAATATAAGCATTTTAAACAAATAAATTGAGTGAAATATTTTCTTCTTGATTGTTTTATTTGCTTAGTTTTGTGTATGACTTAAGCAATAAGAAACTAAAACAAAATGGAAATAACAACCTACGAATTGGCTAAGCTTCTGAACCGGGCAGCGGAAAATGGAGCAAACGCAGTACTAGAAAAATCGGGTATAAACCAAAGGAGCTGATCTCTCAGAGGGAAGCGTATAAAACCTACGGGGAGGCTAAAGTGAAAAGGTGGGTTAAGCTTAATCATATAATCGGAGTAAGAGGTGGGGCGAGCGAAAACAGTAAAATCCGGTTCTCAAGATCTGAACTCGAAAATCTAAAGACTGCCGATTTTATTGGCACTCTGGCTTAAAAATTCACTGATTCTTTGATGTGTTCAGGATCTTTAGAAAGGATCTTTACCAAAAAAGAATCACTGAGTATATCTACACAGATTGCGACTGTATTGTTTAATGATAGTAGAGATGCAATATTTGAGAATGATGCTGAGCTAGCAAAGCTAATAGATTTTAAACTAAAAGAATGGATGAAACTTTAACTTACATATGCAGCTAAGACTATATATGAAAATAGCGACTTTAACCGGTCGCTATTTTTTGTTTTGAGAAACGATTACCATCTTTGTATTAAAAACATGAAATCACAGACAATCTATCAGCTGGACAAACAAGACTTTGAAGATGTAATCGAAGAAAAGCTTTCCAAACTTTCACTTGAAAGCTTCCTAAACAAGTATTATAACGTATTCATAAATGCCGAAGAGTTGGCAAAAATTCACGGGGTTCATGTCAGTACGGTTTACGCATACATAAAGGATGGGCTTCTGATCCCTGAACCACAAGAAAAAAAATACAATAATCATCGTTTTCGCCTTTCATATGCCTTAACGGTTGATTTCAAAGACCTGAGAAAGCAACTTAGAGCTAAAATGTCACATTAAAAATTCACTGACGAGTCTTTGTTACACTAATTCCCTGGGAGACTGAATTTAAAACTCTTTGGTTTTATAAACGCATTTAATGCGAATGCATTAGTATATATTCGAAAATGAATACATATTTTTACGGGATTATTAACTTTATATAAATAATACCATGAAAAAACTATTATGTATCTTTCTATTAGCGTTGTCAGTAATATCATGTTCTAAATCAACAGATAAGGCCGTAAATGCACTGTCAAAGGAAATAGGAGCATCCCCGATAGTTAATAAATTTAGCAGCAAAGAAGTAAATTATCAATGGGAGAAAGTAAATATTGGCAAGGGTGATATACTAAAAAATATTGTTGATAAACAATTAAACATGTTGCCAACTAAAACACAAGACTTGAGCCCGGTATATGATGAGCAAGCCAACGTTGTGAAAAATGAATATCAAAAATATTATGTTTACGAGTCTCCAAAATTCAATATTGAACTTGACTATACTTATTTTTCATCGGACCAAATGACCATTGATTTAAGGGTGGTAAATAAATAGTATTAGGTTAATAATACCAACAACATCATAGACTCAATCATATATAAATGAATCAATTATTTATTATTGGAAACGGTTTTGATCTCGCGCATGGTCTAAAAACAAGTTATAGGGATTTTATTTTATGGTATCTGGACCAAGTGTGGAAGAAAATTATACAGGATCAGGAAATAGAAGGTGGCTTCCTTTTTAAAGACAACTTATTAACGATCAAAAAGAGTGGAATATTAGTGAGCTTCCCAGATCAAACCAAAATTTGTGACTGGCAAGACCTCTTAAAAAGATTAGATCTATATTCTATCGGTAAGGTAAATCCAGTAATAAGTGATTTAATGAACTGTATTCTTGGGAAAAACGGATGGGCTGACATAGAAAAGGAATACTTTATCCTGATGAAGGCAACCCATATAAATAATGATGACAAAATTAAACAACTGAATGATCAGCTTGACTGCATAAAGAAGCATCTGCACGAGTATTTAAAGACTAGTGTATATCCAGAAATCGATTACTCTAAGGGAAAACCTCAGATTGAAAGTATTTTTACAAAGGAAATTCTCTCACCAAATGAAAATGCTTTATATCTTAATTTCAACTATACAAATACCCTGAAGCTCTACGATTGCGTACCTGAAAATTCCATTATAAACATCCATGGTAAGATCAGAAGTGAATATGATAATTTAGTTTTTGGATATGGAGATGAAATGGATGAATCCTATAAGGGTATTGAAAACCGAGATGAAAATGAGTATTTGACTAACATAAAAACATTTGCTTATCTTGAAAACCGAAACTATAGAAATTTAATTAATACAATTTCAACCTACCAAGAGTTTAAGGTCCATTTGCTTGGGCACTCGCTAGGTTTATCAGATAGGCTTTTACTAAATACAATATTCGAACATAAAAACTGCAAGGAAATTGAACTCCATTATTATAAATATTGGGAGGGGGAAACTCAATTTAATAATTTCAACACCCTTGTAAAAAATCTTTCAATACATTTCAATGCAGGTTATAAAAGTAAAATGAGACTGATTACGGTGCCTTTTTCAGAAACAGTCTCCATGAATTAAAAAAGGACTCTTAGGCACTTGTTTAGTCATCTGATGGTTATGTAGATGAGGTACAAAATAAAGAATCAGTTATTAGCTAATGTAGCATAACTTTTTGCCCGGTAAAAGTTTGCAGGTCCAGAGCCAATAGGTATATAAAGGATGCAAGTACTTTTATTCACATTAGCTAAGTAGTTATAAGATATGCTTTCTGACTATATTCATATAAAGTCAATTGTTCTAAGTAAAATCATAAACAATATGACATTTACATTTGTTTTCTTTCTATTAGGTGTTACATTGTCTTAATTTATAACTGATTTGCTATTTTTACTAGTAGTCTTTTATACAAAATGTAAATATTATCCGTAGCTTTGAACTGAAAATATAATCCAATTATGAGTGAATTAAAAAATGCCCCATTATTAGAGGTCATTTTTGAGTTAAGATGGAAATCAGATACCTCTGAAGATCTAAGTCTTTTCGAAATGATGCTTGGCTCAATATATAATGAATTGAAGGAATGTTTTCCGAATATAAAGCAGCTTCGACCTGATATTCAGCTACCAATGAATATCTTTGTTAATCAACCTACGCACAGATTCACTTCAGGAAATGGCAAAGAATATCCACTTTTTCAGCTTGGACCTGGTGTTTTATCAATTAATACTATAAACTCGGATTATAATTGGGAAGACTTTAGTGCGGTTATTTTTAAAGTGCTAAAAGTATTTCTTTCTAAAAGCGGATTTAGTAATGATAGGATTATAACAACATCACTTAAATATTTGGATTTTTATAAACTTCCACTTGAAAATGTTGATTATCTAGCGCAATTGAATAAAAAATTTAACTTTAATATTGAGGTTGGATCAGCAGTTCCAAAAGATAAAAAACCTATTCTTTTCAATATTGAGTCAGCTTATGTTACCGATATTGGTTTGCTAAATTTCTCAATAAAGAAAGGTCAAGTAGAAACGAAAGAAGGTATAATTTTTGAAAGTGGTATTCAAAAGAATTTTAGGGTTGATAATTTTACTAAATCTTTTGATAAATGGATTTTAAGATCACATGAATCCCTTCGTGATTTTTTTAAGGATGTAACTAAAGGCATAACTTACGATAGTTTTAAATAACCTATGAATGAAAATTGTTTTTCAGAAAGAAGTACTTCTGTATTTTCAATTAAGGAAAAAGAGGAGTTGAATAAAAGACCTGTTATTTTTTTTACAGCGGCTTGTTTAGCTGTAACTGCAATTACATTTTTATCACCAGGCAATGTAGACTATAATTTATTAAATAATCATTCAATGGTTTATACTCAAGTGGATAAATTTAGTTATAATGACCAATTTATGGAACTTAAACTTACCGGTGATATAATAAATAAAAAACCTGAGTTTAGAGAGCGATATAAAAAGATTTCTAATTCTGACTGGTATAAACAGGCTTATAAAAATATGAGTATTGGTGACGTAATGGAAATTGTTGATTAATGGAAATGTTGACGGCGAATGATAGAAATATAACTCAGGGAACAATTGTTGATAATGTTCCATGGGTTAATAATGACTATCCTATTCTAGGTATTGTAATTTCTAATCCCTGTGACTTAAATAATCATAAGGCTAGCTTTATTACTATTGCAGGACTTGTTGATGCTGGTGAGACATTGAAAAATACATCCGAATTTCAGTCTATTGTCGATGGTGCAAATGAACATTTGGAGCTGAAAACAAAACCATGGGATTCTTTAAAAAAATGGATTAATTCATTTATTCATAATAAGTCAGTCTGCAGATATTTTTTTATAAATCCTGGTGAAATAATTGATGCAGATCCTTTTTTGGTGGATTTCCAGAATTTAATAACAATTCCAATAGCTGAAAAAGAGTACCTAGTATCTATTGCGCAATTATCAACCCCATATGCTCAACAAATGATAGTGCATTTCTCATCATATATTTCACGAATAGGTGTTGATAGAATAGATGAGGATTCAGCCAATTTGCTTTTTGATGAATTGGTAAGTCCATATAATAAAAAAAAATAA